AGCTGTATCCGACAATTCGATTATTCATACTGATATTTATGCTTGGAATAAACTGAGTATTTAATTCCTGAAGATTTTACTAATTACTATTTGTTTTTTTGTTTTTTTGGTTAACCAACTGTCGCTGTCTACTTAATGACAGATTAGGTAGGAATCTAGACGTTTCTACATAGTATATGTATTCGGCTTGTTGTTTCTGTTGACTATCCATTGTTTGGTGATTCTTTCTTATATTCTGGATACCTTGATTTCTAATAGACTGTCTTGATGATTGTCTGCCATAATCTGCTAACATAAGTATTGATGCTTCTATCTGCCGTATATGTCTTTGATTATTAGTTAATATCAAAGCAGTCGCAATATAGTTCCACTTTCTTTCTTTAATATATTCATATATATTAACTCTATTGGAATCATAACCTATGTATGATATTGTGCCGGTCCAGTAATACAGACTTAGCAAAGCATCATATTGTGATTGTGAAATAGTAGGTATTGGTATTAATTTCTTAATCTTCTTTTCTTTTAATTTTAGATTAGCAATCCATTTTGAATAGCTTTCGCTTTCTAACATGCCTGGGCCATTAAGGTTATCGAGACTAGTGTTATTATACCCAATAGTACTTACTGTATCGGCATCTTTAATTGTATATCCAGTCCATTTTATGTGGGTTGTTAAATTGGCTATTAGTTCATCACTACATTCCAAATCAGACAATGGTGTTAAATCCTTAACTTTGTTGTTATCTTGAATCGTAAATAGATCAAACTCAACTAAGTTCTTCTCAGTAACCTGTGTATTATTTAAAAAGACAACTGGCATTATTTGGTTCCTTCAACACTTAAATTGATTGTAGTTGCTTTTGCTATAGGTCCTTGCCATGGATGATGCTCTGGAACACGATTGGCAATACTTGTTAATATATTGGTGTTACCGACCAATTGTCTTATTTGTGCCTTAGTTGCTTTGTCAGCCACTGGTCCATTCATATCAATTCTAACTGCTGTTTCTTTATAATGGTCAGCGGTTACGTTATAACTACTCCATGCTTCAGTATTAATGTCATCGCCTGAATATATGTCTATGTTACCGATCGATGATTCTATTTTTATTCCTTCTAGACCTCCCGACTTTATATTAACGCCTTCATCTGCTTGAATGTTAACATTACCATTTGCGTGAATATTATAATCTTCTTCGGTATGTACACTTACTGAGCCTTTACTGTAAATATCAATATTTCCATTGGCGTCCATCTCTATCCAACTATCACCATTGTGATTGTTAATGAATATAAACTTATTTGTATCATCAATTAGAATTTGAGCTCCGCCTCGCGAACGTAATCTAATATTTCTGTGTTCATCACTGGCATCACCGTCGTCCATTGTTAATACATGTCCGTCAGGCGTAGTCACACCAAATACTTTACTCGGAGTCTCTCGGCGTGCACTTGAGGAACTATGTCCTCTAGACATATCGTTCTCTAATCCTTGTTTTTTTAAAAATATCGTCGATTCAACATCTGTAACTTTTTCAGTGGAGCCTTTGGTTGCTTCACTAGCAACAGCAATAGTACCCTCTTTTTGGTCCTTAACTTTATGACTAGCTTTGCCTCCCATCATATGATTTAGGTCGTTCTCATTGATTGCTCCTACGATAAATCCTTGCTTGAGTGTAGGTATAAATGTTACTATTACATGTGATCCAGGAGCAGGTGGCTGGGTCCACATACCATAACTTTTAGGTGCTGAACAAAAATCACTTTCTTCTGGGCGGGTAGCTGGTGGTTTATAATCCATAGTCCCACCAAATGGGGAACATGGTACACATATAAATTCACTCTTAGTATCACCAAGAGCCGGTATATGTACCGTTATTCTTCCCATATATGTTTTATCAATACTACTAAGCACCTGGCCTAAATATGTGCCACTAATTCCAGATTTTTCAGAATTGGTGTTGTTGTTATTATTATTGGTATTTGTATTATTTTTTGATTGTTGGTGTGACATAAATCTATTTATTCTCCCTTATACCTCGGAGTTCACTTTTAACAAATGATGTCTTTATGTCGATTTCTCGCACTCCTGATAATCTCTGTGTAAACGATCCACGTGTCAATTTGTGTTGTATTGTGTTTATTTTGTACACTCCAGATGTCATTGTATCCATATCAAACGAGGATTTATCTCCATCCCATGCTTCAAATATAGAATTTGATGGGAGAAAATTAATAAATGATATACATGGAAGAACGGGGGCGTGTAGATATAATCCAATTGGGTCATGTTGTCCAGTGATTCCAGCAATTGATGCTACCCCTACGTTATATTCTTCACCAACATCAACACCGGCGCCTAGATCTCCTCTACCTAGTTTCTCATAATATAAGTTGTGATGTTCTCGAGGTGAGATCGGAGATGATAGCCCATCTCCCTCTGCCATAAACTTACTAATAATAGGATGGCCTTTATCACTTATAATTGTATCTCTACCTAACATCCAGTCAGGATCACCTACGATATGCAAATCAATATTCATATTATCGGTCATTCGATTTTGTTCTTCCAGCATCTTGGCTGCTAACTGTGCATCTTTATTGTCTTCGGTGGATTCTCCTGAATTATTAATACTAGATTGGTTAGGCATTTCCTCTGTTACATATGTAGGCTTCATATCTATATTAGTAAATGATCCGAAATCATTAACCTGTAGGTCCGAAATATATTTAGGAATTCTATCTGTTTTAATGATTTCATTATTGATTTTAGGTATATCAGTTTCAATGGCATCAATATACTTAATAGCATGAAATAAATTATTATGCGAAAGATCGAAATTTGTAACTTCAGTGTTTTCTCCAGAAAACATATAATTGTACCTTTTCAAGATATTCTTTAACTTGAGATTTGTCTTTTGGAACTTGGGGTCAGCAATATCTATATCAGGGATTGCTTCCCACACTATCTTTATGTTTAATATGGTAGTCTTAGCATGTAGTCCAGTTCGGGAATGTTCCTTATCTGAGGTATAAGTAGCTGAATCTATTACTATCTTAGGAATTAAATTATGCTTAGGAACATTTGCCTCGCTCCCTTTGTTTATTTTAGCTGCATACTCTTGGAACTCTGTTTGTATTTTTATTGCAATTTTATAAAACAGAGGGACTTTTGATAACTGTGTACGTACCCAAGTGATAGGATCTTTGTTTTTGAGTAGTTCATAATGATTACCATCGGCTTCTATGGTTTTTGATTCTGCATCTACTTGTTGTGTGGTTGCAGTATTATTACCATCAATTCCGGTGCCTGTAGCAGTTTGGCCACAAGGTGAAGATTCTTGTTCTATCTTCTCGTCTTTGGTTACTATATTTGGGTCTTGTTTTTTTGACATTGAAGCAGATTTTACTGGATCACTTTCAGTTTTTAGTTTATCCAGGGTGGCTTCTACTAGTGGGAATTTTAGAAATTCCGCATCTAACATATTGGCAATCGATTCTTGCTCGCTAGGTAGACTTTGCTTATCTTTGGGATTTATATTAAATCGTATAGCCCATTTGTCAGCTATTATATCATCATCACCAGTGTTCGCTGTCCTACGTTCATAAGCGTTTAACTCGGATTGTAGCCCATCTAATAAGTCGCCAACAGTTACAACATTCTTCATCGTAAGTGCTGAATTTATTCTTCTATAGGCGGCTATAGTATTATTATGTGCACATGTGAAATGATAGTTAGATCCTTTGGCATCTGTTGTTGATCGTATGTTAGTTGCCCACACTGGATAATATATCGATCTTGCTGGTTTTTTATCTGATGTCATCGTACTCGGATATGATATATTGTTACCTGTAATTGGATCTAGTGCCATGAAATCTACCTGTATTATAAACTTGGCATCATTAAAATTAGAAAAGCCAAGAATACGCGACATTGCCATAATCTTGTGTACGAATGAAAAGCCACCAGGCTCAGCTACATCGAAACTAGATTCTGTTGAAAACGTAGATCCTTTATTACTTGGAGCGGCCTGTATATCTTCAATTACCAAGTTGTCAATAGAAAATGAGGATGTGACTCCACTCTCTGCTACTATTATAGCTCTTGGTGGTATTATGTGTCCGGCGATTATTTCGTCATCTGCTATGCCGGTGTTTTGTTCATTTAGCATTGATTCATAGCCGGTGACTTGATCATTAACTAAAGCGCCAAACGCAGGTGAATCGTTTTTCAAATGTAAACTAGGGTCATTGAATACTATTTCATTAACCATATACAATGTAATATGATATGTTGGCGAGTCAACAGCAGTTGTCCAATTTGGTGTTATTTTTGATTGTTCGTCTATCCCCTCGATATAGCCGTCATACAGCGTTTTCATCTTCTCAGCATTAGATTCGGATAGTTCCCAATCAGCTTCCATTCTAGCTTGGTCTTTTTCCGCTTCAGCCATGTCGTCAACTTCTTCTTCGATGAGTGTCTGATCAAGGTATGCTGTCACTATCAAGCTTGTCGTAGATGGTTGTATTAAATCATCAGTTGATTTTGTGTATGATGCTAATGTATCATCTGAAACCACACCATTCAATCTTTCTTCTAAACTTGGATGTGATGGATTGTTTATGTTGTACCGTTCTAGCGGGGCATCATATCTACCAGGAAGTGTATTCGTGGCGTTTACTGTATCTGTTAATACTTTATTAAATTCTTTTACATCAGTCTTAAGAGCGTCATATTGCTCGGAAGTCAATCCCTTGCTATTAATGTCTTCAATAGCATCTAACTCAGCTAATATTTTATCTGTTTGTACTTTTTGTTCGTCTAATGCAACAAGGATTTTTGTATGCGGTGGGATAAACTGTGTGGGTTGCTCTGCCATATAATTATATTAAGAAAAGTTCTCAGGTACAACGATTGTCAATCCGTTAACAAAATCAAGAATTGGATCAATAAGTGTGTCTTGATTTAATTGAGCAAATACCCACCAAAGATTGGCATCGCCATATAAATCATTTGCTAATAAATCCGGACGGTTATGGTATTTAGATTCAATAACGATAGAATATATATTTCCGAAATTCAATTCCGGTTCAAATATATCTAACTTATCATTAATTATTGTAGTATTTCGGTACATACTATTTGTGTTATATAATGCCATTAGATAAATCCGTTATTGTCACTTAGGTAGTTACCGTTTCTATACTTGTTAATGTTAAAACCTTTCTCAACCAATTTAGGCGGGTACTGTATTGCTATATCTATAGAAAATGTAAATGATACTGGTAAACTATTCTTAACGTCTTTACCGTCAATTTCAGTAACAAACTCAATTAAATCAGTATCTTCTCCAAAGGTCCAACTAGCCGATTTTAATACTACTGGTACATTTTGATATTGTCCCCCATACGCATTAAATAATAATACCGGAGGTGGACTACCTGAGCCTTTACCTCTGGTTTGTTGTCCAAAGTTTCCTTTTGTAGCTGACTTAAGAAAGTGCATCATTGCCGCTGCATACCGCGCCTCATCTTGTGTTTGTATAGCTAGTGGAGCAGTGAGCGCAATAGTTGGATTGGCAGAGTTTGAATAGTATTGTGGCTGATATATACTGTGAGTAGTACTATATACTCCATATTCTGCCCCAAATGATGACTGTATTGTCGGCGTATACGGAAATATAATACCATTACCAGTCTCAATTAACGGTTTCATTATACCATTACCAAGATAGTCTTTAGCGGATGCTGGATGCTTTAATGTTAATCTAGCTCTTTGTTCATTATTATCTTTCATGATAACCGATCCGCTATAAAGTTAAAAATCTCTTCGTCGTATTTGCCAAAGAATCGTATGAATACTTCTTTCTTTTCTTCAGGAGACATATCACTAGTTATAGCATTTCTGAAATCAGTAGCACTCATGCCGCCTTGTTCTACTGGCATAGTTACAAAATATACCTTGCCATCACTTACAGTCGTTAACTCAGTACCATCATTTGGCAATTCTTGAAATACATTTCCGGCGGTTAATCTGCCTCTATCCTTATCACTAAATGCTAGTACTACCGCAGTTTCTTCTGCATTTCTACCAACTAGTGATATGTCTGGACGATACGGAGAAGTATTTATTATGTGGTTTTGTGGTATACCAAACATCTTAGTCATAATATATGACTTTTCCTCAAAGGTAAATGGGTCTGTTGAATAGTCACCTTTGGCATGCATAGACTGTTGTTTATTTCCGAACATAGTAGATATAAACACGTTATCGGCGCCAAACTTATTAACAAGTTTTTTGTACAAACTAAAATGTCCAGCATGAATAGGTTGGAATCTACCACCATAGAAAACACTTATCTGTTGGGCTACCCCTTCATTAATTATTTCATAAAATCGCATTTATATATCTCCGAGCTCCTTTAGAGTATTTATGCTTCGCATAAACCCCCTACATTATAAAATATGTTATAATGATAATACTATTGACAAAACACATAAAAGAAGCTATAATAGTATATACTAGACTTGAAAATTTGCAATAATATCATAGGAGAACACTTACATGGCCAGAAAAACTAACCATTACTTAAAAAATAAAGAACTATTGAGACAAATACATATTAGTAAGATGTCGTATAGTTGGTTATTAGATGACAAATATTTTATGTACGATGCCATCATCAATGATTTATCTGAAATTACTGACGATATCATTGCTGAAGCAAAAGTTACACAATCTAAAAGATTACAAAAAACAGCACACACCGCAGAAGTTAAAAAATGGGAGGCTGGTGAATTAAAACAAAAAACAAAACCAAAGGCCGCTAAGTTTGCCGTAGATGTAGATACAATACCAGATACTGATCTTACTATTCGTGTTATGACCTTTGATCATATTCCATTGGAGCAACGAAAAAAGACTCCAAGGACAGTGGCAGATAATCATTCTAAATGTAACTTCCCTCCATTCAAGCAGTATGCTTTAATTGATGATGATTGGACTGAAGCGGGGCGAAGTCATTGGGATGGTGATCTTGCTAACGGTGAATTCTCAGTAACACATGGAACAACTACGCAAAACTTAGCTAAAGGATATATGATGTTGTGTCAACGATACAGTATGCGTTCAAACTGGCGCGGGTACACATATGTAGATGAGATGCGCGGACAAGCAATATTACAATTATCACAAATTGGATTACAATTTAATGAAGCAAAGAGTGAGAACCCATTCGCTTATTATACTGCCGCAGTTAACAACAGCTTTACAAGAATTTTAAACTTAGAGAAGCGTAATCAAAATATACGTGATGACTTATTAGAAGAGAACGGATTGAATCCAAGCTCTACACGAACATTCAATGCTGAATGGGCATCTGAATTAAGTAGAGAAGAAAAGGCGAATGCTGGTAAAATTAAGATAACGACTTTCGAACTTGAAGAAGTCGAAGTTGAAGAAATCGAAGTATCTGAAGAGGAGTAGATTTGTTATTTAACGAAGTAGTAGTGTTTACCGATATTCACTTCGGTATGAAAAATAATAGTAGAATACATAATGATGATTGTGAATCATTCATTAAGTGGATGGTTAAGGAAGCTAAGGAACGTGGAGTAACCGACTGTATTTTTATGGGAGACTGGCATCATAACCGTGCGGCTATTAATGTCAGTACACTAAATTATACCGTTAGTAATCTACAATTTCTAAACGATAACTTTGACAATGTCTATATGATCATGGGAAATCATGATTTGTATTATAGAGAGAAGCGTGAGATTAACAGTCTACCTATGGCTGACCATTATAATAATATTACAATTATCAATGATTCTATATTTGTTAAGGATGATGTAGCTATTGTACCGTGGCTTGTAGAGGATGAATGGAAACAAATTAAAAACCTAAACGTTAAGTATATCTTTGGGCATTTTGAATTACCATACTTTTATATGAACGCGATGGTACAAATGCCTGATCATGGGTCTGGGTTAGATACTGATGCTTTTTCACATGTTACAAAGGTGTTTAGTGGCCATTTCCATAAGCGACAAGAACGTGGTAATATTATATATCCTGGTAACTGTTTCCCTCACAACTATGCCGATGCATGGGACGATGATAGAGGAATCATGTTTTTAACATGGGATGGCGAGATTGAATACAAAACATGGCCCGATGCTCCAAAGTATAGAACTATAAAGCTTAGTGAATTAATCGATGATCCAGAAACACACTTATCAATTAACACTTATTGTCGAGTAACATTGGATGTACCTATAAGCTATGAAGAAGCAAACTTTATCAAAGAAAGTTTTGTACAACAATATGGCATCCGTGAAATTAGTTTAATACCAGATAAAAAAGAAGAACACTCACAAGACTGGCAACAATCATCAGGTGACTTGGCAATAGAGAATATTGATAATTTAGTATTATCACAATTGAATGATATCAAAAGTGACACTATTAAAAATTCTCTATTAGTCTCCATATACAACACATTGAATACATAACATATGCTAAATTTAAATAATATAACAGTTAAAAACTTTATGAGTGTGGGTAACGTTACACAAGGTGTAAACTTTGATGCTAATGGCCTTACACTTGTTCTCGGAAACAATATGGATCTTGGTGGTGCTGGTTCCAGGAACGGTACAGGCAAAACCACTATAATTAATGCTCTAAGTTATGCATTATATGGAAGTGCTCTATATAATATTAAAAAGGATAACCTCGTTAATAAGACAAATCATAAACAAATGCTTGTAACTGTTGACTTTGAAAAAGATGGTGTAAGCTATCGAATAGAACGGGGTAGAAAACCTAACATATTTAGGTTTTTTGTTGACAATATTGATAGTGACCAAGACACTACTGATGAGATGCAAGGCGAGGGACGACTAACCCAATTACAGATTGAAAAAGTATTAGGTATGAGTCATACTATGTTTAAACATATTGTCGCGCTTAACACATACACTGAACCGTTCTTAAGTATGAGAGCAGCTGATTCAAGAGAATTGATTGAACAGTTATTAGGTATTACACAACTTAGTGATAAGGCTGAAACATTGAAGGTTTTAATTAAAGAAACTAAAGGAAATATTAAAGAAGAGGAATATAAAATACAAGCGGTTGAGGATTCTAATGAAACTATATTAAAAACTATTTCTGATTTAGAAAGGCGTCGTCGTTTGTGGGTAACAAAGAAAGAGGATGACCTATCTACATTAGCTGTAAGTATTGTTGAATTGGAAAGAATTGATGTTAGTAAAGAATTAGAAGCACATGATTTGTTCTCTGAGTTTAATCAAAAACGAACGCAGATTTCTACATTGAATGAAGAAATAAGAAAAATTGGTATCTCTAATGATCGAGAGAATGTACGACTATCACAAGCTGAAGCAGACTTGAATACGGTAAAACAACACAAGTGTTATGCCTGTGGACAAGGATTACATGATACAAATCAAGAAGAGATTATATCAACCAAGGAGAATATAATTAGTGAGGTTACTAATCATTTAGAGGAAAATACAACTCATTTAAATGACTATACTACTGCTCTTGTTGAATTGGGTGATTTAGGTACTGCTCCTATATTATTTTATAATACAAAAGAAGAAGCGTACAATCACCAATCAAAACTTAACGAACTACAAACTATTTTAGAACATAAGAATCTTGAGGAAGATCCATATCAAGATCAAATAGACACACTGAATACTACTGGTGTTCGAGAGGTTACATGGGATGAAGTTAATAGACTTACTGAACTAAAAGACCATCAAGATTTCCTATTTAAACTTTTAACGAATAAAGATAGCTTTATACGAAAACGTATTATTGAACAAAACCTATCATTTATGAATAACCGCTTAGACTATTATATTACACGAATCGGATTACCACATGAAGTACAATTCCAGAGTGATTTAACTGTAACTATCACACAATTAGGACAAGATTTAGATTTTGATAATTTGAGTAGAGGTGAACGTAATAGACTTATATTAGGCCTAAGCTGGGCATTTAGAGATGTATTTGAAAGTATGAATCATCCTATTAATTTACTATGTATTGACGAACTTATTGATAGTGGTATGGATACTGTAGGTGTTGAGAATGCATTAGGAATACTTAAAAAGCTTGAACGTGAACGAGATAAAAATATTATTTTAATTAGTCATAGAGATGAATTAGTAGGAAGAGTACATAATGTACTACAAGTAGTTAAAGAAAATGGATTTACAACATTCAATACTGACATAGAAGTCATTGACGCATAACTTTACAAGGAAAATAAATGCCAATAAAATCAAAAATAAGAACAATACCACATTACCCTAAAGAAGGAATTATGTTTAGGGATTTTACATCACTATTACAAGACCCAGTCGGTCTAAAAATATCTATTGATGACTTCTATGATAGATATAAAGACATGAAAATCGACAAAGTGGCAGGTATCGAGGCACGTGGCTTTATTATGGGCGGTGCGCTGGCCTATCTATTAGGTGTGGGATTCGTACCAATTAGAAAACAAGGAAAGTTACCAGCCGAAACCATTGGACAAGACTATGAATTAGAATATGGTACAGATAGAATTGAGATTCATGTCGACGCAATAAAACAAGGCGAGAGAATTCTTGTCGTGGATGATTTAATTGCCACTGGTGGTACTGCTGAAGCTGCCGTAAAATTAATACAAGAGGTTGGTGGCGAAATAGTAGAGTGTTGTTTTGTAATTGACCTACCAGATATTGGCGGGAGAACCCGACTGGAAAATATGGATGTAACCGTATATACACAGTGTGAATTTGATGGAGATTAAAAATAATTAATTAAACATGCTTAAAACTGTATTATAATATTCTAATTTATATAAATACAACGTAATAACAAAAAATACAACAGGTGTTGTATTAACATAACACTTAATTATATGGAGTATAAAATGAATAAAAAACTAATCGCATTATTGGCAGCATCATCAGTAACATCAGCAATGGCTGGTATCGAACTAACTGGTAAGTATGAAGGTACTATTTCTGAAGGTGGATCAGCAACATATGCACAAGATTTAGACCTAACTTTAGTTGGTACAGTTGCTGGCGGATCTGTAACAGCTACAATGGAAAACTTAGAGGGTGGTGATAATATTACTACAAACGAATTATTTGTTGAGACTTCACTAGAAGGTATTAATTTTAAAGGTGGTAAGTCTAAAGGAAAAAATGGTGATGGCTTATTACAGAAAAAATCAGCGGCGACTAACAAGATGGCACTATCTACTACGTTAGGTGGATTTGGTGTTGGCATTAATCAAGTATCTGGTGATAGCAATGCTACTGTTGATGTTTCATCTACAGTAGGTGGTATTGATATAGCTGTTCAAAATATGACAAATGATTCAAGATTTGTTACAATATCTACATCAGTTGGTGGTATTGACTTTTCTGTAGAGAGACAAAAATCTGGAGCGGGTACTAATACTGGCGTAGTAGGTACGACTGTAGTTGCTGGTGTTGAGTTCTCAGGTGTATATATTGATGTAGAAGATACTACTGGTGTAACACAAAATGACGGTATTTTAGGTGATATCTCAGATGCTAATAATAATTCTACCGTTGCTGGTGGTGTTGTTGTTTTAAACACTAATATTGGTGAAATAACTGGTAAGTACATTAGAAAGAATGACGCAGATACATATGTTAGTAAGATCAAGCGTGGCGTGATGGAATACGGTTACACTAAAACTGAAAATACTGATGGACTGTTTGAAGCAGTGTTAACATTGGAATTTTAATAGTTTTTAGTTAAAATAATAAGAGGTGCTTCATTGCACCTTTTTTGTGAATCTTTTATCGTTAAGTGTTGACATTCTGACGTTTTTGTAGTATAGTTAGACTATATACATATACTACATTAACTACTAACCAAATGGCAAGTAAAAGCAAAAATAAAGGTAAATCATTTGAACGAGATGTTTGTAAAATCTTAGCAAACATTTATAATGATAACTTTGTTCGTGTTCCTAATTCAGGCGCATTTGTTGGTGGCATTAATGCTGTAAGAAAGAATCATTTAACTGAGAATCAAATTATTGCCTGCAAGGGTGATATTATTCCACCAGATGATTGGAGATATTTTAATTGCGAATGTAAAAATTACGCTGATTTTCCTTTCCACCACTTACTTCAAGATAAAAGTATACCATTATTAGAATCATGGATTGACCAAACATTGGACGCACATGATGATAATGATATTGATTTAATTTTTATGAAATTCAATCGAAAAGGAATATATTTAGTATTCCCTCAGGCTCTCAAAAAACAATTTAAACTGGCACAATACATAGACTACACTTCAAAGACTCAAGGCACCTGGACTATAACTTTCTGGGATGACTTCATGGCACAAAAACAAAATACTGACGCTATAGAGAATATGGCAATAAACAGTACAGCGTAAGGCAAATATAGGCATACAAGCAATGTTTAGTCGGGGCACCTCGACTCACCTTGAGGGCGATGTTAGAAATAATTTCGTTTAGATTCTGGTGTGCAGCTATACCCAAACAAATAAAGTATAGCAGGTCTATGCGATGGTTTGACCAACCAAAATGAACAGGCTCTCTTACTCTAAGAACCTGTGGATAGCTAAATGGTGTTGTTATAACATTTAGTGTTTCTGCGTTACTCAGCATTATGTAATAGAGGTACAGCGTAACCGCCTCTCCTAATCGCTAATTTAGGTTTAATATAACAATGTGTTTGTATTGTGACGGGAAATATCCTTAATAAAAAAATTTCACACTTGGCCTGTAAAGGCTTAGTGTGGATGAAAGTTCTGGGAAATGATAACTATATTCATACAGTTCGATAGGTTTCTTCTTAATTAAGATAGATTATCTATTGTATATTAGTTTGAATAATAGTAATAATCAACAAACAAATCGGATGATTTGTGAAGTTGAACATTGCTCTAGAGCAATGAGTGCGATTTATAAACGTATAAATACTGATACTAATTGGTATTATATACGACAACCAATACCATGATCTAAACTATGATCCAATAAAATATGACATTTGAAACATTTATAGAACAATTTCTCGATTGGAGTGAAAACACGATTGAACAGAAAAAAGAAGATGGATTTGCCGTGTGTCCTTATGCCAAAAAGGCGCGCATAAGTAATAAAATACAATTCATTGATGCCAGAGATACTACCTTAGATAAGCTAAAAACGTTCAATAAAGAAGTCTATGATATTGGTATTGCGTGGTTAGGTGATGATTATGATATGACAGCTGCTGAAGATATATCAGATATAATGCGTAATGATAATAGAGATTTATTGTATTTTACTAGTACGCCAACATCTGGATATTTTGCAAAAAACTTTACTAAATGTATCTTTATACAATTAACTGATGATATAGAAGAAAAAAGAAAACATTTACATGCTACTGATTATTATGATAGTTGGTCAGATGATTACTATAAGATAATAACTGGCGGATAGAATCGTTATATATTACTAGTACTCGCACTCATCGCGCTGTTCTTTTCTTCAGTGGCATGATTTAGTCGTTCTACAAATAAATCAATGGAAGCTAACGGCATTGTCATTATATCTTGATAATTTAATGCCCCGTTGCTGTGTATTATGATATCAAGATATCGCTGCTCGGTTAATTTTAAATCTTCATTGTATCTTTTAACTAATTTGTCAATTTCGGCGGGCTGACTTGATGCTATCAGCCCTCGAAAAAATTTGAGATATCTAGATCTACACTTGTATCCCATTCGTGATTACATTCTGAACACGTAGCATGTAGTGTAGTATCCATATGATCTTTACTTAGTTCATCAATATGATCTTTAATTTGATTATAGTCGACGGATGATATAGTTGTTAACCATTCTCCGATAGTATCAGTATCTTCAATGGGATTATCTGAATCGGGAATAGTAACGGTATGAATACAATTTGTAATTAGTTCAACTGTTAATTCGGCAATTTCTATAAAGGTATGTCCTACCTTTTCATTAATTTCTAAATCATCATCATTGTCATCAGCCTGTGATATGATATGTTGTATTAATTTTTGTTGTTTAATTTGTTGGATTTGCAAAGATGTTCGATCGTTTAAACTATATGGTTTTAGTTTTACTTTAAATCCATTTTTTAATGTTACGCTATTATCAATAGTCGTGTGTTTGATTGATGATAAGAATGTAGAACAGTCCGTAGTTAGCATATTTAAAAATTCACATTCTGGACATTTAATATCTAGATCTAGATTTTTACCATAACTAGCAACTCTAATTCCAAGTAAGATGGCTAGAAGGTCATTTACTGGAACTTCTTTTGGATCTTCAATGTCAGGACAACAGCTTTTTATTAATGCAATATTTGTTTCACCATTAAACAGAGCATCTGGAGTTTTTGTTAAAAGTGAATCTCTCGCGGTCATACTGTAAATTGCCAGTTCATTGTCAACACTTAATTTTGGTTTTATATTGTAGTATTTCCCGCCACTCGGTAGACTAATAAATAATTCTGGTTTTCTATATGCTGATATGAGCGCGTTATCTTTCATGTTTTTAATCCGAATAAATAGTATATAATGTATTTATAAGATAACCACATAGTTAATTATGGAATTAAGCGACATAAATCTAGCACACGCGAAGCACCCATGGGCCAGTGAGGCTACATTGGAAGCACTAGTTCGAGTAGCAGGTGTGAATAATTCTAACTTAATGCGTATTGCGAAGCGGTTAAATATTGATATTAATAGTATAGATATTTCTGATAATAAAGTGGCACAAGAACAGTATACTTCATTGACAATGAATTATGCTGCTGATTTATCAAGTTCAATTACTTCAGGTGATCCAATAGACAGTGCTATGCAGATATTTCAAAAGACTGCTGAATATACAGTTGCAGGAGTAACTGGTGGAACTGATACAATTGCGACGATGTTTAGTTTATGGAATAAAAAAGTAGGTGAAGCCATATCTGGGTTATTTACTGGTATCGGAAAAGTTTTTGGCGTTCTGAAAGCAGCATCCATACCAGTGATGGCCTATTTTGCTCAGGTAATTAAATTACAGCAAGCAGAATCAGAGGCAATGATAAAACATGGTATTCTTGCTGATGATATAACTATGTTTACTTTATTTCGTAAGTCAGCGGCTGGTATTGGTTTAAGTATTGATGAAATGATCAAAAAGTTAGTACCAGCATCCACTGCTCTTGCTAATATGAATGGCGGCATAATAGAAGCTGCAGGAAATTTGGCAGCTGTAATTTCATCTGATCTGAAGGGAGAGGCGAAAAAGTTAGGATATAGTATAGGTGACTATACTACTATTATGATAGCACAGGCAGAGACGATGTACAAATTAGGAAAGATTGAATCAATGGATCAGGTGTCGTTAAAAAGAGTACATAGTCGAGTATCCGATACTGTTCTACATTCGACTATGTTAGCCAATCATTTTGGATTAAGTAGAGAAGCAATGTTGGCTGAAATGAAACAATCTTTGGAAGCTATAGATTGGATAGTTGCGATGAAAAAATCTGCATCAATAATGGCAAATATGGGACCAGATGCCACTTCTAATATACAAGACACATATACGTTAGGTATGTCTGGACTTGGTGATATCATGGGAGAAGATGTTGAAGGAGCACTTAAAGAAGTGTTTGCTGCAGCGGTTGGCAATCTTAATATAGACAACAAAGCATCATCTGAACTTGCTATGTTACATCCTGATCTCTTAAAGAAGCTAAATCAGGTACCTGGGTTATATGCTGCTGTGATGGGATATCTGAATAATGGTTTATCTGGGATGTCGGCGATAGATAGTTTTAATATGTTACTCAAAGAATTTAGAGATAATCCCCATATTGTTGCAAACAGTAAACGGCTAGCCCTACTTTCACAACAACAGGCGTATGATCCTATAGTGGCAGGATCCGCAGATATACTTGCGCTCCTTGTACAGTCTCTAGGGACTGGTAAGTTAAATCAGATAGCTGCCTTACCCAAGGAGGAGAGGGACAAAATAAGTTCAGCAGCCAATATTATAGGTGGATTTTCAGATCTTAGGATATCCATGAGAAAATTACACCAAACAATATCACCTAAGTTTGAGCATAGTAGAGAGTTAATGGAAATGGGACGGGGATGGATGGAAGCAACAGAGAAACAACTTATGCAAATGGCGGACATATACAGTGCGTTCAGTGAGGGAGCTGGGGCAGTAGTACCACGAACACCACCTGATGAGTTCGGTGACTTACGTGATTTCTATAAAGAAAACTCGGGTCCGAATCCAGTATATGATATGACACAATATACATATAAAGATGGTCCGAACCAAGGTATTGGTTATTATAAAACAACAGACGGTAAAGAACTCTTTGAAGATGAGATGTATGAAAACCTTATTGATTGGTTATATTGGGAATCAATGAAGGCGACTAAAGGTGAAACATACCAAAAAGAAAATTGGTTCATGCGAAATATTGTACCAAACTGGGCACAAGCAGGATTACAAGGTATAGGTCTCGGTCCTGATTGGGAAAAAGTAAAGGCAGATACTACGATCAAAGAAGAAAATTTCGGTAAGCTGAAAGAATTATTTAACAATAAACGATATCGACGAGATGCTGACCAGATCATGTATAAGAATTATTTCGAAGATAACTTCCCGGACGGGATAGAGGGCATATCTGATACAGATAAGGCCGAGATACAGTCTTCTATTAGTGAAATAAATACGGATACAGTCACGGTTGCTAGTATACTTAAAAATATTACTCGAATAAATAGTGATTTAGTTGATATTAACGGAATAATTTAAATTATGGCTGCAAACGTATATAATATTACTTTACCAGATGGCACAACTATACCTCTACCAGCATGGGCAACAGATGAAACACTGCGCCGCCTGGTAGCTGAAACATCAGCTTCAAAAAAATTAGACGAAAAATTACTAAAAGTTTTATCGGGAATTGTACACGAAACTGGAAGTATTGATGATATACTACGTGACTTAAAGTCGGCCACTCAGCGAGAGGCGAAAAAGAGAGAAATACTAGATAAAAGTACACAGCAGAGTGTTGGTAGATTTACCACAGCAGCAACTAAGGCAGCAAAGGGAATGGGTGATACGTCTAAGCCGTTAAGTTCATCATTAGACATGATGAAAGGAGCAGTTCAGACGTTGTTCAAGGATATGTCATCTAGTTCTAGCGTAGCTGGAAAGAGTATGAGCAAGTACTCAACTAGAACACTCAGAACGTTTGGAGCATTTGCCAAAGCTTCTGGAATAGCAGTGACTACAATTTTAGGAATGAATGCAAAGAAGTTTGAACAGTATGAACAATCTCAGCGACGTATGATTGATGCCGGCGCAGCCTTTTTGGAGAGTGAGCAATCCTTTCATGATTTATATAAGAAAGCAATAACAGCCGGTGTATCATATGATACATTTACGCAGTTAGTACAGCAATCAGGCACAACATTACTTGCGTTGGGTGATAGTGTATCAAGTGGACAGGTTAAATTCTTATCTATATTTAAAGATGTAAATGATAGTGCTGATAAGTTTGGAGACTTTGGTCTTAAATCGGCTGATATGATGCAAGAATTTGCTGATTATGTAGAATTACAAAGATTGAAAGGAACAGTTGGTGGCTTGGGAGATGAGTCACAGAAGAAGTTACGCGATGGGTTTGCTAATTTAATGTTTGAGACCATAGCTTTGGCAAATTTAACTGGTATTAAGTCAAAATCACAAAGAGAGGCAATGCGCAATGCGAGTAAGGATCCTTTATACATATTAGGTGTGGGCAGTATGACAGATGATCAACAACGGTCAATGAGTAACGCAACTAAACTGTATGGTTCTCAACGTGACAGTAGTACAATGGCAAAAATCCTTGATGATATTAAAGCCGCTATTGGTAGACATCGTGGCAATGTTGATAATGCATGGGTTGAAGTACAAACTCAAATTTATGGTGGCGATGCAGGCGCTCAGGCTATAATGTCAATGATGGCATCAACTGGAGTGATTAATAGACTACGCACTGCCCACGACAGCGGACAAGAAATCACACCAATATTTAATGACGTTCTGGCTGCATTATCGGACACGAGTAATCCTATATGGAATAACGTGTCCGGTGTTGGAGTTGGAGGGAAAATGCTTGAATTTGCTGCTGACGCAGATCAATTATACAAGATAGTCGGTAAAGCTAATGCAGAAAAGTTAGCTGATATAAAAACAGACGGGTTTGATACAACTAACGCATCCGGCATAGGCCAGCAGTTGGAAGCATCTGGATCAATTGTTTCGACTATGAATACTTTTGGAATAATGATGGCTAACCTAGAAGAAAAAGTATTGTTACCGTTAGATAAAACTGCCCAATCTTTATACTCTATATCTTCTGCGTTTAGAATGTTTGTTGATGTTGCGCTATCCTCTACTATTAAGTCTAGATTTGAAGATTATAAAATACCTCTTACGGCATCAAATACTCAGGTGATGGCACAATTAGATAGAATCATCATGATAAACAAGAGAGGATTTAACAAGAGTGATGTTAGTGTTTCAAAAGGCAAAGATGGTAAATGGAAGGCAGCTGCGAACGATGACGCCAAAAAGAGTCAGGATACATACGCCGAACTCATGAAGAAGCAACGAGAAAACAAACCGTTAACAAAACGTGAACAAGCCAGACTCCGAGACCACGACGATGCGAATCTAATGAAAGATAACATGCAGGAAACTATAAAGATCAACGCTGAAATGAAAAACAAGGCGAATGAGGATGTTCCAACTCTCGATCAAATGAAAAAGGAAGGCAAAAATTTCGGTACAGACCAGAAAAGTAGCGTAACTCCAAATGTAACGAACACACAGACAGCACATGTTAAATTAATTACAGATCATCAATCTACTACTTTACAAAATCACAAAAGTATGTTATCATTAACAGAAGAGTTAAAAACTACTGTGGCCAATATGAAACAACTTGTCACAGATAGATCTAATTCAACACGTACTGCATAAGATATACAGAATTGATAGTGACGTGGTAACATAAATACATATACAAACCCTAGGCATAATAATATGAGTTGGAAAAAACATTTTACAAGATATGATGGCGGCAATAACGGAGCAACACCGAGAGGAAGCGCAAACCGTTGGCAGAGTTGGTTAC